ATGAGTGTCCATTCAAGTAATAGAATCCTTGAACAACTTTTACATAAGTATAGTTTACCCCCTAGTGAAACAATTAGTCCTTTAAAAAAAGAGGACAAAAACAAGCATAAAAAAATCTTTAAAGTATTGATTTTAAAAGGTTTATGTTATCATAAATCACGTATCTAAAATAAGTACACTACAAAATAATTTAAAATGAGAAGAAACACAAGGTAATGTGAAGTTGAAAGGATGATATACATTATGAGTAACGAGCGATCAAAAATCGTGAGTTTCCATACTCTAGGTTGTGGAGTAGTAAACAATAATATGATTGCGTAGGAACCTATTAATATCAACGTCTCACCCCCTTGGATTTTTCCCTCTAATTCACTACTTTTTATGTTAAATCGCCTCTCCTATTGTCTTTAAGATTTCTAAAAACAATGGACTTAGGTTTATCAATACATAACCTAAACCAGCATTCATAATCATTGACCACGCTTTTTCAGAATTTCCAAGCATGAAGAAGAAACATGCACCTACCATGATCACCGATGCTATAGGAAAACTAATCGCTACTAATATTTGAACAACAGGATCTAAAGCAGTTGCCAGTATTTCTAACGACTTATCAGCAATGATTCCAGTATGTTGAGGTATTGTATTAACAGGGATTGTGGATAGTGTGGATGGTATTTGTGCAGTAATTGGTTCTACTGTTTGTTGTACTGGTGCACTTACAGGTATAGCTGTGGAGGAATAAGTGTTATTGAATTTGTTGAACATGAATAATCCTGTGCCAATGGCTGTTAATGTAGGAACTGATGCAGCCAAAGCTACATCTCTTAAAGTTGCATACTTTTCATCACCTTCGAAACGATCACTATAATCTGTATATTCATTAGCAGGTACAACCTCAGTTCTAATACGCTTTTTAAACATCTATATTCCTCCTCTTATTTCATTGATTGTGTATACCTTGCACTTTAGCCCTCTACAGGATGCTTCTAGTTGCTGTCTACGCAATTCTGTTGTCGTTAGCCATACAAGTGTTGGGTAATAACCTAATTGTTTTACAACGCTTGGCATGAGCTCCTTATAGCACTTAATCTTCTCGCGATTTTCCTTCATCGTTTGAATATTATCAACCTCTAAAAAATGTTGAAATCCATTTCGTGAGAACATGCTATCCACAACGATACTAGTAGTGGTATCCGATATTTTGACTTCATTCTTCCAGTCATGTGGACATTTATAAAATAGCCAGAATTCGTTTCGCATGATTGTATGTTGGACATGAGCGTTTTTCCTGCGAATCTTGTCACAGTCAACATACAGTCGCCCTAAATTGTTAAGGTAATAAATTGTTTCGTAACTAGCACGAATAGCTGATAAGTAAATAGATAAATTGTGGAGGACCCTATTTGTATTACGCTTTTTTCCAAGGTTAAAATATCGACTAAGTTGATCGCGCGTCATAAAATCAAACTTCTTCAAAAGTAACAGTATCTGTTCGTCTCGGTTGGATAGCTGTTTCTTCAACGCGCTCCCCTTTCGTAACAATATGAGGTTGGATAGTATCGTGGATAATTTGTGGTGTGATGAGTGGTGTTTGAAGTATTTCTCGTTTATCTGCTGTTTGGTAAATAGCTCTACCCTTAATCATTGGTAATGCCTCTGCTCCCTCTGCATCCAGTACAACCCTTGAAGCAACTCCTGATTGCACTCTGAAGCATAACTTTGCATCAGCATTTTGTTTAACCTGTCTAGGGATGACGTCAGTTGTTGGATATTGAGTGGCCACAACCAGTCTAAAACCTAAGCCGGCACCTAGCCTTGCAATTTGGCTCATAATCGTCTGGCATTCTAGCTTTAAACGTTTCTCTTCTTTCCTCACTGCTTCTGTTGCATTCAATTCGCCTACCTCATCAATGACTACAAAGTAACGTTCCTTTATGCCTGCCTCTTGTACATTCTTCTTTCCTCTGTGCTTTAATTCTCGTTGTATATCTCTCATCTTTTCATAGGCCATTTGTAAAGTGTGGAGGGCCTCGTAAGGCTCGTAAGCAATCGAAATCGTTTGTTTAATATTTTCATAGTCGCACAGTTCCACTCCACCTTTTAAATCAATTAGAAAAAGGTTTGTGTGCTCTGGTTCACACTGCACTAGACTGCAGATAGTTGAATTGATGAAGTTACTCTTCCCATAACGTGTGGCACCGCCTAACACTACATGTGGCACCATTTCAAAGTCATGATACTTAAACTCATTCAAAGCCCTAGTAACGCCTACAGGTACTCTCCATCCATTACCTGGTGCGAATCGGACTGTTTTTTCTAATGGCTTATCGTACACTCGCACGATTAATAGACCATCATAAGTCAATTCAATTTCCTTTTGCTCCGTCAGCTTTGCCTTCCACAATTGTTGAAGTTGCAGTAGAATGTCTTTGTTTAAATCCAGTTGTCGTAAATCATTAAAGGTAATATTTTTTCTGCGATTGTTTAGTCCATCCTCAAAGACATGTTGCTTGGCTTCATAATCAGTGAACGAACGTCCAAGGGGGATCCTGAATTTGTATTCCCATCCCCATTCAAACTGTTTCTTCTTAACAAGCTGCGTAGTTAATGTATCCTTGCCATCACGAACGTTTAATCCAGCGAGTGACATTATCCTCTGGATTTTCCCACTATCATTAGAGGACATACCCCTACTCTTTGAGAAAGCTTTTAATGCAATTCCACCCATCAATCCAGTTGTTAATATTTCAAACAGCACACTTTCACCCTTTCTTTTTTAATCAGCGTCACGGTTCTCTTACATAGTAAGAATCGCATGTAATGAGCAGTCTAAAATGAAGTGCAAACCATTGATACAACAACATTTCATCTATGCCCACTTCAATACTCGCATGGCATTCAATCAGGCACAATATCGGGTATACAAGTGGGCATAAAAATCAACTCACAATATACACTCTCATACGAGGCTCTATAGGTTCTAAAAATTCATTGCGACTAAATTTAGATGAAGGACAATTTGTCCCTAGTTGAAACTTTATGACTTTGTTATATATGTGTCGTTAAATATAAGGTACCTGCAATTTACAAGTACCTACACGATTTGTTCAGGTACCCCTCTTTCCATGGGTGCAAAACAATCACCATTCAAGCCAGTTTTCTAAATTACTTGGTGAACTACCCACATTTTGTGGGTAGTTGCTACGTTCTTCTAACCAATTGTAGAAAGGTACTGGACGTTCTTTAACAGGTGTTTCTTCTATAGATGAAGAATTTTCAGGCTTCACTTTCGAACGTCCTACAGCCTTGTTATACGCTCCTACAAATACGGCTCTTAATGTACTTGCTACAGTTAAAGTACCTTCTTTAATGTCCATAGCAATTTTAAATAGCACGTTCTTAGCTTTTATAAAGTCAGGTGCATTTTGAACCTGTGCAGCTAATACAACTTTGTGCAATTCATCTTTCAAGTTATCTGCTAGAGGCACGCTATTCATGAAATCAAATAGCATCATCTGATATTCATTCATGTATTCCTTTTTCTTTTCAGCTTGCATAGCCAATTCATTGCCAAGACTCATAATATTATTTGCTTGTTTAGAACTTAAAAGATTAAAAGATTTAGATGCTTGATTTTCAAATTGTGGAGGACAAACCACGTCATTACTAGTTTCACCGACTGTCTCTCGTTGGGACATGCTCGATGGGACATAAGGTAAAATGCGATAAATACTAGCCCCTTTAATGCCGTTTAATTTAGTGCTTGGCACTTTTTCAATGATGCCTAACTCTGCTAATTTCTTCATTGATCGATAAACTGTCTTTGTGCTGATTTCCAATGATGAAGCAATGGTACTCGCTTTTAAGTGGCATACACCTGTGTATTCTAAGCTGTGTGATGCAAGTTTAAATACGATTGCTCGCTCTGACTCTGTTAAGTTGTAATAGTGAACCGCAATATGGTCCTCCACACTCTTATCCATATTTGCTACTGAATCGAATGTTATGTATTGTGCTAGGTATTCGAATGCCAATTGTATTTCACCTCATTTCCATGCATAAATAAAATTATTAAATTTCATTATTTATTGATTTGAGTATAGATTATTAAATTTAATAATTCAAGTATTTAATAAAAATTATTTATTAAATTTATGGATTTGTGTATAATGGGATTTAAGGAGAATATAATTAAAGAGGTGAAATCATGGAACTAAAAGTTAAATTAAAAGAAGTGTTAAATGAACGAGGAATGTCACAAGTGGAGTTAGCAGAAAAGACAGGATTAACACGTACAGTAATCAGCGAACTTGCAACTAATAGAAGAACTTCAATAAATCGTGAACACATCACCAAAGTTTTACAAGCCCTTGAAATTAAAGATATGAACGAAATGTTTGAGATTAAGTAGCAGATAACTAAATAAGGTTGTCTGTTTTTTTGTATGTTGTGGGAATAAATTTGCAAGTACAAAAAAAGACCAGGTGCTCAAATGATATTGAGAACCTGGTCATCTCTTTTAATTTAAACAACGTCCTATTTCTTCTAGCCACGTTTTCCCGCCATAAACAACAAACGTTGTTTCATTACCTTTCACATCAAAAACCTTAATTCTTTGCGAAATAAAAAGATTTAAGCCAAGTTCAGCTCGATCTACATCCTTCAAACTAATTTCCCTATATAAATTAGGGTTAATGTTTAGTGCATGTGCACAAAAAATAAGACGTTGATTTGTTAACAGCAAACGGCCACCATCTGATTTTGTTGCACTATAATAGAAATTCGCCATACCTGACCGTATTGGCAACTCATTTGCACACATCTCAATTTCATGGAAAAAGATTTTTTTATAGGTTGGTTTAAATTCATTTAAATCATATGTTAACTGTTTTGCTTCTGATGTGATGATGTAACTGCCACAGTACTCACATATAGAGTCTTTAGGATTAAAAGTTGCAGCACAGTTTGGGCAGTTTAGGGCTTTAACCATCGCTTCATCGCTCCTAATATGTATTTATTTATAAAGTATACTTTAATTTACTTAATGTACCAATACTTTATAAACTATAGACCAGATACTCATACTCATACCTGGTCACTCTAACTGACTAATTAATAATTTTTCTACCTGAGTTTTCAAAGCCATATTAGCGTAGCGCAGTACAACATCATTACCAGCTGTAGCTATATGCACATCGCTAAAATACTCATCTATCTTTTCTACCTTTACTAATCTTATTTTGTCTTTTGCTAACAACCTTTTTGAATTGTAGTAATCCTGTGTTATGTCTTTTAATAGCTTATCAAGGATTGATAAATAAACTTTACTCATTTTCAAATTTTCAATTACAGGGAAGTCGCGTTGCAATGATTGTACTGCCATTTCTAGAATTAAAAATTTATGAAAAAGTTTCCGTTGTTCAGGTTTCAACATACAACAGAACGATCCTTGTGAATGACCGGAACAACCGCCAACACACTATCAATCATAAATGTTCGTTTTGCTTGCCTTGTAAAACAATATGCTTGAAACGAATTACCAACAATTTTAATAATCTTGATACGTCTTTTTGACACTGTCCCATCTTTGGCCATGTACATCATATTTAATAATTGGTCACGTTGCATTGATTTAATTAGTTGTTCTTTCATCATTTCACACCTCTCATTGAGAACGTTCGTTTGTATTATTTTAGAACAAATGTTTGTGTTTTATCAAGTGAAAATTTTGGAAATAAAAAACGGCCCATTACCAATAAAGGTAACAGGCCTTTGAGTTGCATATGCACTTATATTATTTTACTTCATACAATTTTGTTATTTTACTCTCATTATTATAAACAAGTTTCAATCCTAATAGCTCAGCTAAATCACGAACTTGAACGTGTGTCCTACCATCAATAATCACAGCAGGGATTGTCTTAGCATCATTAAGCATGACTTTAGCTTCCTGTACCTCTTTTACTTCTTCTAAACCATTCTTAATGTCTAATTTGAATTGTTCCTCTGTAATCCCCATGCTCGCTAAATATGAATAAGGATCTCTGTGTGTCGTGCCTTTTAAATTGTCCGTAATCCAACGGTGTGACTTAATACCGTTGCCTGTCCCATCTAACACAACAGGTATGCAAGCCTCTTTTGCAAGCTCTCTTAACAGCCAAATATAAGCTGCGTAATCCTTTTTAAATTGACCTTTGTCATTTGTACGAGCAAGCTCTACTTGTGCGTAACTAAGTGGATTTCCTTTTGAACCACAACCATACTGTAACTTGCCAACTGGCGCAACTTGTACAATTTTACCTCCGCCCCCTACCCAGTGAGACGTAAACGCATTAGCTTTATTACGGTTCATATAAGCAATTTCATTTTCTAAAGCATTAGGACCACAATTCTTTGAATTTCCTGATTCATGAGCAATAACATACTTAATAGCAGTTAAATTATAGTTAGGTAGTCCAGTCATTAGACGTTTCTCGATTTTATATGTCATTTGCGATCACCTTCTTTTTTATTAAACTTTTCGATTGTTTCATCAACTATCCCTGGCATATCTACACCTAACATTTGCAGATTTTCCGCAATACTTCCACCTTCTTTATATAAGAACAGTGCAAGCGTGAAGCCTGTTAAATAAAACTCAAGTCCAAACATCATATCTAAAGCAAATACAAAGACAATTGCTACTAACTCACTTATCCAGCGAATAATACCATCACGCATTATTGCTGATTTATAATTCACTACTCCTTTCCAAGTTTTTAGCAACCCTGTTGTAAAGTCGAGCATCTTAAATAAAAAGTAAGCAGCAAACATGTAGTAAATTGGCTTTGGTACTAATACTAAAATAGGGTGTTGAATAATTTGTGTAATGTCCATATAATTCCATCCTTTTTCGTCAAATTAAAAAGCACCCTCATTTCAGGGGTGCTTAAAGTCGTTTCGCTATTTCATATATCACTGGCACACTCACAGAATTGCCAGCTTGTTTATACAATTGTGAATCTGAATTTACGTCTGTAGCCTTTTTAAATGCTTCGTCTGGAAAACCTTGTAGCCTCCAACATTCTAAAGGCGTAAGTCGTCTAATACGAAATTCATCTGTTAACACACCTTGTTGGCATCCAGTGTCCAAAGTGTTAGCAATCCCTTTTCCTACACGTCCTCTACGAGTTGTTGAGTTAGGGACGCTAAAGTTCACACTGTCACCTGGATAAGCCACATCGTAGCCTTTTGTAGTAGCCTCTTTAATAGCCACACCATGACGATTCTGTGCTGTAATTGTAAACATAGGTTCATCTGGTCCTTTGATACGTCTACCATTTTGTCTTTTTTCTATACGGTCAGGTGTAAGAACTGGTAAACAAATTTTAGGCACAGGTGGTTGAGTTAATGTAGGGCTAAGACCTTTGACATGATACACACGATTTGTTTGTTCGTGTTTACCAGGTAACTTCCCTACAGTTCGAATAACAACTTGCTTAGGGTTTTTAGCATCTGTAGCCATCAATGATCCTACAACGCCATCAGAGTCGTAAACTAACTCCCTTTGACTAAGTGTTGTATTAATGTTCTTTTGAGTGCTACCAAAGATTTTTATTTTTGATTTGCTATTAGAGCCTTCACTTTCTCGTCCGATAGGAAATACTTCTCTGGTACTTGTTCCTCTAAGATGTCCGACAATGAAAATTCGTTCTCGATTTTGTGGTGTTGGACGTTCTTTAGTTGAGAAGTCTTTAGTGTTAAGCACTTGCCATTCAACGTCATACCCAAGCTCATCCAGCGTATCGAGGATAATTCCGAACGTTTTCCCTTTGTCGTGAGATAATAGCCCTTTAACGTTTTCAAGGAATAAATACCGTGGTTGGATTTGTTTAGCTGCCCGTGCAACTTCAAAGAACAATGTTCCTCTAGTATCTTCAAATCCTTGTCGCTTTCCAGCAACGCTGAATGCTTGGCATGGAAATCCTCCGCAGATAATATCGACTGTCCCTCTAAATTTGCTGAATTCTTCGTCTGAAACTGTTGTAATGTCATGTGCAGTCCACTCTCCTTCTGTGTTGTGTATAGCTTCATATGACTTGCGTGCAAATTTATCCCACTCGACATAACCTGCACAGGTATGTCCAGCTTGTTCCATGCCTAGCCTGAAACCGCCAATACCTGCAAAAAAATCTAAAAATTGCATAGCTTTTTCCCCTCCGATATGTAATAATGAATATCGGATAGGAACACTTGTTCTTATTCTGTGATGAGAGGCTCCTATATGTGAGCCTCTTTTTTACGTTATTTAATATTCAAATTCCCAAGCGTTTGGGATTTTAGGCATAAAAAATAACGCTAGCTTATGCTGCGTCTACTTGGTTTCGTTTTCGAGTAATGCTTGTACAGCTTCTCGCCATAACAACGGCACTTGGTCAACTGTTCGTAAATTCATTTTAATTAAATCCCAATATAGTTTTGCCATTATAAAACCTCCTTAGTTGTTATTAATTCCGCCAATTCTGCAATAGCTACTTGATTTTCTATTTTGTCTTGTTGCTGTGCCTCTGCTGATTCAGCTAACGCTAATTTCAATTCATTATTTTCAACTTTTAGTTCTTCTTTTTCTTGCAGTAACCGCTCAACCATTGTTGATAATGGCGTGCTGAAACTCGGATACTCAAAAAGAACTTGACGAGTTTTCACGTCCATTTGCCATGACCTAGCTGTTTGAAAATCTGACTGAAACTGTCCGAAATCTAGTTGGATAAAGTCAATAATTTCTGGATTCCTTGCTTGCAATACTGAATACATTGCAAAGTCCTGTTCTTTGGTTGTTGGTACTGCGTTAGCGTTTGGATTTTCGGGAATAGTTAAAACTACGTTCCCGGTTAATTTTTCGTAATAAAGTTTATGACCTAACATAATATTACCCCTCCATTTTTAAATGATTACGCATGTCCAATAAATTTGACAATATATGTTTCCATCGTTCATATCTAAATAATCAGTCGGGCCGCCTCTTATGGTATATCTTGCTACATATACTTTTGCAGCAGAATCGTAAGTTGTATCTATATTCATGATTATATATCTATTAGAACCATAGGTAGTAAAGCTACCAGAAGTAGCGTTTGCTGCTCCGTTACCGTGCGCCGCCTTTCGTGAAGCCGCCGTATTTACATATTGATCCCATGTCAATCCGGCCGCCCATCCAACAGGTTTAAAACCGGCCGGGAAATTCCACGTTACCGTATAAGTCGGTTGTCTATCACGCCAATCTGTAAAGTTGTGAGTAACTATTGAAATATCGTATTCTGACGGTGCTGTCCCAACTACTCCAAATATATTTACTCCTTTTTTGATGTTAGAAGCTAATAAGTGTGGGCTCCCCTCAACATATCCAGTTCCATCATGGACACCTTTTAATATCGCTTTATTCGTGGTTCCTGGTATAATAATCTGCTTTCCTATTTCCACCTCGCTTTCACCCTGTAAGATAAAAGCCCCGTCACGGTAGCGAACAGTATAAACACCGTTAACAATACCATTACTAAACGGTGTACCATTCGCTTTCTTGATAGGGATAGCACCTAATCCATTTATGTTTAATGACATTGCTGCAGTGCTGTTTAATTTAACAGGAAACGACACACCCAAACCGTTTTTATAGCTTGGTATAGCTTCATGTGTTGCGGTTAAAGTGTTTGCTGTACCCTCTACTTTTTCTATCCATTTAATGTTTGATGGATCTGTAATATGTTGATTAAGCTGTTGTTGTAAATTTTCAAGTCCTGAAACAACAGTGGCAACTTTATCATCTACATATTTTTCACTTGCATAAATAACAGAAGGATCGATTTTCAATGTGACAGCGCTTGTATTAGTCACTTCAAAGACAGTTTTAACAGTGAGCTCTTTGATACTACCTTCTGAAAAAGTAGGCTTGTATGTCTGTGGTAATTTACCAATTGCTAACAAAACATTATTCTCATCAAAAATACCAAGTTCTCGAATTTCAAAACCTCCAACCGTTCCTGGTATGACGGCTTTAACAACAATCCAATTAGGATTGTCCGGATCGGTTGTAACAGATGATGCATTACCAATCCACTTTTGATTGCGTAGCGCTGTAGCTTCTTTTGTTGGTGTGTAATAGGCACCATTACTATCACCTACACCTAATTTCGCGAAATTTACTTGTTTTTGAGTAATTGTGGCATTTGCCACAGCTGCTAAGCCAGCGTTTGTAAGTATTGTGTCAAATTTTTCGCTCAATTCAATTTCCCCCTCTCGGATATACGGTTAGATTTTCAGAGCTTACTGTATTAGCAGCTGCTATTTTAATTTTTGAGTTCGATGACAAGTCTGTAGCTATATATGGATACACCACAATTTCTTCTGCAGTAAGTGTTGCAGAACCTACATAAATATTGTTTTGCCTTGAAGTTAAATTAATATCGAGTACTTCAAGCCATGACCGATTGTTTTTGTATGTTTTAATTAAACGCTCCAGAAGTTGGATTGTAGCATTGTCAACACCTCTATCAGATACATCTATACTTGCCTTGAAATAATAAGGATCTCCATCGTATTCGTACCACTCTTCTATTTTTCCATCCAAATTCAGTAATTCAAATACACGTAACAACGCAAATTTTGTCCCTTTCTTTCGATGCACATGTAAAGCATTTCTTACAACGTTTTTCTTTTCTTCTAGTGTAAGTCCTTCGTAAAAATCCACATGTTTCTCAAAAGCTAAAAAATCGACTAACAGACTTGGTGCATCTTTTAATAAATATAGATTTGAAATAGCTCGGAACTCGTCATACAACTGTGTAATTTGAATTTCAAAAGCTTCTGTTAAAGCAACTGTGAAGGGATCGTTTTGTAATGAATAGGGTAACAGCTTTGTTAAATCAGTCATCAATGAACCCCATAAACGTTAATTTTGGTTCGTTCGCAACAGCAATTTTTGTCTTTTCAATTTCTGTATAGTTCACCCCGATTACCTCCACACGCTCTGCCAATTTTTCAGATTTTGTACTTTTCAACCTTTTCACCACTTCACTTGGATTGACATCACGACCAAGCTTGGACCGTTGCCAAACCAAATATGTTTGATACTCAGTGTCGATTTTCTGCATGAGCTCATCTGCTACCGTTGCTTTGCTGTTTGGTAGCCAATACTGTACTTCTAAATCAAAATTTTGTACGTCAGGAATAGTTGCTATGACATTGTCAGTGAGTGGTCTAATGTTCTCTGCAGAACAAATGGCCAAGATTTTATCTAGATGTTGTTGTGTAGGAATCTCACCATTTTTAAGTAAGGCCACAATGCGCGTTACACCTGGTGAAGGACTGTCTACCTCTACATCCACAATGTCTTGACTAGATGTTAATGCATAATATTTATAAGCTAAATCAGGACCAGCTACTGAAAACTTCTCAGGAGCCAAGCGAATACGTTCTGCATATGGATCATCTTCTTCTATTTCTGCCCCACCACTCGATACAACCGTGTTAACAACCGATTTAACATAGGGTAAAGGATCAACTAGTGTAACTGTCTCACCAGGTAAATAATCGTTGCCGATTTCACCTACTTCTGTGCAAGTTACTGGCAGTTCAATGTAATTAGTATCAATAGGTACTACCGCAATTCTGGTAGTCTGGAAATAAACATCTGCAATTTTTACCCTTGTTCCTTGTGGTATTGGCAAAGCCACACCCCTAGCAGTCTCTAAATTGAATCCTATTACGGTAGTAGCTGCTCTTTCTTCTAGTCTTGGTGTGTCTAATTCGTCACCTTTTAAATCAAGCATATCGTCTGATGCATACGCCAACAGCATTTGCTTCAATGCATGTTCAGCTCGATTTCGTTCAAATGTTACAAAGACGGCCAACGATTCAACAAGCTTTCGCCTTGGATCAGCACGCTGAAACTCTTGTCCTGTCTTATCGTTTATATGCTGCAACATTTCACTGACAATGGATTCAGGAGACTTCTCGAAAAACGATATATCAGGTAAATTAAATCTATTCGCCATTCACAGACACCTGCACTTTCGCCTTGAAAATACCTTGTTCGGCATCCCCTGTAATTTCAATTGCTTCTATAACAGCTCTTGGCTCAAATTGGTTAACAGCCCCCACTACCCTTGCACTATACATGGCTTTAAGGATTGGGAGGGGTCTATCAACAACTAATTCTATGCCAAACCCACGGTCCAAAGGGCAGTCCATTGCAACAGTAGACATAATAAAAGCGACATTCTGCAGTACCTCTTGTACGCCTGTCGCTCCGTAATCTATTTCTTTCATGGCTTCTACTTCATACAATTAACTCACTCCCTTGAACGTTGAATATTTTGTACTGGCTGTTATATACTTTCCACTGCCAAGATGATACCAATCACCCTTTTTCTCATACACTGTTAATGTATTGTTCTTTGATGCAATGCCAAGGATTTTATAACTTGTACCTGGTCCATTTCGAATATTAACCGACTGAACAGTTATGGTAATGGTTCCACTCTTTTTCTTCGATGTGTTGCTACTGTTACTTGCTGTTGCCTTTTTAGCAGTATTTTGAGTCGTCTTTTTAGTTGTTTTAATGGTGATGGGGTATTCCATCATGTCCACTGTCACTTCGATACTAAGGACATTCCCTCGGTTATCAATGTTTTTATACGTTTCGTTAATTTTGGTTATCACAAATGCGTTATTAGAAAAAGGACGATTCCCTATAATCAGTACAGCCCTTTTTCCTTTTCGTACATAGTCACGCCATTTATCCAACTCTTTAATGGGGTTTACGCCCAAATCTGCACGTAAGACCATATCAAATGTAATTGGATCAACTTCTGGTCCATCAAACTCCATGATCGGTTTTTGATGTTTAATTGCATGTTTAGTGTACCTGGCTTCTGTAGTCCGATTTAAATTATCGAATGTATGGATTTTATCTCGCGAAACTTCAAATACCAAATCCCCAAAGGTTCCGATTATGCCCATAAAATCACCTCTATTCTAATTCCCCTAACATATAGCTTTTGCCATTAGAGAAAGAGCAGACAACAGTCGCATCTATTTCTGGTAACGTCGTACCTTTAAAAACTTGTATTTCTCCTGAAACCATATCATTACTTTCTAAGCGTTTCACACGAATAGTTCTTGCTGCAGCATCAACATTTACAACTTGGCATTCCTCTAACATCAATATCCCTCCAGGCATCTTCGTAAATATAGGGTAGTGGAGGAATCATTTTGAATCACCTGTGAAGCAATGTACTTTCCATTTAGTTTCCCAAACTCTACTAAATTGAATGTCATTCCTGCGTATAAAGGCACCAATGAATATACTTTTAAAGTGACAGTAGTAGCCTCTCTGTTTTTTTCTCTAAGTTTTTTCTTGGCTATTCGTAATGCTTCTGCTTGTGATGACACCTGTTGTTTCACATTTAAAACTCGACCTGTTTTAGGTGGATTTTTAGGCGTGAAAGTAGCCGAAATGGTTTTCTTTTTTAACGTATGTGTCACTTTGCAAGCCTTGTATGTGTCGTGTAATGTATTTGTAAAGCTTCGTTCGATTACTTTTATTACATCCGTTTCTTTGCTTTTACGTCTGATGTAATACTTAGCTTCTTGTTTTTCATAATCTTCTTCATTTAGGACCACAATGCTGTTATTAGCGATTTTTAAGCAAAGCCCTTCATCTTTACATAGACGATAAATAAAAGCTAAATCAGTTTCGTTGTCTTGTTCAATTCGATCTTTTGTAGGGTTTTCTGACGATTGCCATACAAGTTTCATGCCGTTCCTCTTTGCAATTTCACTAAACACACTTTTTAACTTTACTTTTTCCCAAGCTTTACTCTTATGTTCCCCACGCAAACTCGACTTCTCGGATGTTGCCAGGGCCATAATGGTTATGGTTGATTCATTCCCACTGATTGTATCCACTTCAAATTTCCCTATCTTTTGTTTGAAAGAATCACCTTCCCAGTTCAATTTCTCAATATCTGCTTGTATAAGAGATCCTTTAGACGGAAACCATGCCCCCAACCATAAGGCTTCTGAATCCTCTAACTCAATATTCAAATCATCAATTTCCCCAGATAAGTGATCTGTATATGTCCAAGAAATTAAATGTTTACTTAACGTTTCATTTATATTTTGATGGTTGTACAGAATATTGAGCCGTGTACTTTTTGCAATCTTTGTTGTACTCATAGTTCTTCATCCTCCCCTAACCACTCAGGGCGTTCTGTCACATCTTCAAGCAAAATATCTGGAACATTTAATATAACCCCACCACTAAAGATTAAAGTGTCTTTGCATTGAGGATTTGCGTCAAATAAAAGAGGAAGCAAGTATTCGCTTCCCCACAATTTGTATGCTATTAAGTCCCACGTTTCGCCTTGGGTAGTTCGGTAACTATTCATATTGCGTCCTCCTAGATGGTGTGCCACCAGGTACTGATGCATTTTTAACGCGCGATGCTAAATTATTTAACTCAGCAATCACATTTTGCGTAGCAGTTTGAATACCTTGCATACTATTAAACAGGCTAGTCGCATTTGCAATGACTGCAGCTAATGTGGACATATTCGACGTGGATTGATCAGTAGCCATTTTCAATGAATAAAATGATGTCACAAACGAAGTACTGACTTGGCCAGTATACATTGTCAAATTACCCATATTAGCAGCTGTAATACTTGCACTATTTTGTATAGACATAAAAGAAGTACCTACCGTTGTGCTAGCTAGTCCTACCCCTGTTGCTAACTGCATCATATTTGTGTCGACTAGTTTTGCATTGGTAGACATGGCTGTTATGGCTGTACTTGTAGTTTCAAAGGTAGTCGCTAATTTAGTAGCAGATGTATTTAAAGCCGTGGTATCAAGACCTTTTTTAGCATCAGCACTTGTACTTGGTGCCTTACTAGGTGTAGGTTCAGATTTACTTACAGCTGCAGTTTTAGGTTCACTACTACCTCTCACTGTATCTACGGCTTTTCCTCCAAACCATCTACCGCCTACATATCCAACTGCTCCGCCTAACAGTCCGCCAACAGCAGTGCCAATACCTGGTGCGATGGCTGTACCAATGGCAGCACCTAATTTCGCACCACCTAAACCGCCAGCCAGACCACCAGCCGTTTCCCCTGTCGCCTTCACTTTGTCATTTGATTTATAAATGCTATATGCATCCATAGCAAGGCTCAGTGGCAACATGGCTCTACCACCTGCCTTACTTATCTTACTCCACATGCCACCTGTCCGAGGGGGAGTAGTTGCAACAGGTGCTGGCGTAGTAGGTGTTGATCTAGGTGGTGTCACTGAGCCTGTTCGGGACGGTGCTGGACTTGTTGTTGCCGTAGTTTGTCTATTTCCACCGCCATATGGTGTAACTGTACCTGTTTGACTCGGACCCATACTACTATTATTAGATGGTGCTGGACTCGCTGTTGCCGTGGTTGGTCTGTTTCCACCGCCATAGGACGTAATTGTGCCCGTTTGACTTGGACCCATACTGCCACCGTTACTTCCTGAATTGGAAGGTGCCGGACTAGATGTCGCTGTAGTTGTAGGAGGCGTTTGATTTGCTGAACGTCTAGATTTATACAAATCTTTGCCCCATCTACCTGCCCCAATAGCTCCCTTAACTAGTGTGCCTCCACCCATCATCCAAGCTGCCGCACCTAGCCCTAGTGCTCCGCTAAAATTACCATCAAGAGCACTGGAAACTGCCCCACTTGCTGCTCCAGTTAGCCCCGCAATCCACGCCTTACCCGCGATTGTTCCCAATTGCGTAAAAATCCGTCCCATTGCTTCGCCACCTGAACCAGATAACCAAGTTTCTACTTTTTTAATGGCTGTATTTAACATGTATTCTACTTTTTCGCCCACATCCATATTGCTAAATAATTCATACTTTTGAAGCTCTTTATTATATTGGTTAATCGCCTTTTGAGCATCTTGTGGGTCCATGTTTGGTTCTATTTTGGGTTTAATTGGTTTTGATGTACTAAATGGTGCAGTAATATCACTTAGAATCTTTGCTGTAGCTTTACCTGCTTTTTCAATACTGCCCATGTTCTGATCAAGATTTCCCGTTATTCCATCGAAAAACTTTTGAAATACCGGCAAGACTGGTTTCATAAATTTGATTTGGGCACCCTCGATACTACTTTTTAAAAGTTGAAGGGAACCCGCATAGTTATCTACCATAGTTGCAGACATTTTTGCTGCAGTTCCATCTGACTTCTCTAATGCCGTTGTCATTTTTTGAAGTTCATCTGACCCAGTTGAAAGTAGAATAGCCCAATGTTTAAATGCTTCTGCACCGAAGAGTGTTTGTAGCGTACTAACTCGCTGCTTATCACTCATCCCTGCTGTACCTTTTTCTATCTCTTTTATCAGAGAAGGAAGTGACTTCATTTTTCCTTGAGCATCAAAAAACTCCATGCCTAATTTTTTTGTTTTTTCCGCTATTTTACCTTTGTCCTCGGCTAATCGACCCATTGAGCTAGCAAATGCTTGACCTGCAACTGAACCCTTCAAACCTTGGTTAGCAAGTGCCATCATTGCTGCAGAAGTTTCTTCAAGGGACCATTTAAATTGATTTGCGGTAGGAGCTGCATATTTCATAGCTTCGCCAATCATCTCAACATTTGTATTAGCGTTAGCTTGAGCATATGCAAATACGTCTGCAGCATGTCCTGCTTTATCCGCGCCCATACTAAACGCTTGCATCGTATCACTCGTTATATCTGCTGCTCGACCTAAGTCCATAGCACCTGCTGCCGCAAGATTTAGCATACCAGGCATTGCCGAAATGATTGCATCTGTTTTCCAACCAGCTAATGCTAGATATTCCATACCCTCTGCAGCTTGAGTAGCAGAAAATACTGTTGATTTACCAAGGTTTTGTGCCGTGTCATCGAGTCTTGTCAAATCAGTACCTGTTGCACCAGATATAGCAGAAACTTTAGACATTTGCTGTTGGAAATTCCCCGCTGTATTAAGTGACGACATTGCTATACCTGTAGCAGTTGCTGCTACTCCAACTGCCGCTACACTTGCCACTGTTTTTGTTGTATTCATCCCATTGTTAAACGTGCTCTTTAAAGCAGTGATTCGTCTTTGGCTATTTTCGAGTTGCCTTAATTCGCGAGACAACCTAGCTGTACTCTCAGCATACTGTGATTGGTGAATAGTACCTTGCCTAAAATCACGACCTAAACGATTCATTTCTTGTTGTATAGCTCTCGCTCTACTACTTAAATCGTTTAATCTTGAAGTAGCACCCCTGAAAGATGAAGTCAAAGAGCTGCCGATAGCACCGTTTATTTGAACAGTTGTTTCAAATGTTCTCGACACTACTTATCAGCTCCTTCCAATTCTTCAAATGCTTCTAACCAAGCATTCAAATCACCTACACTTTGTTTCTCCCAATACTCCATGCTGCCAGGAACACTTCTACCTAATTGTATAAAGAGTTTTCTATATTCCTTAGCGACATTGCTGCCTACCACTGAATGAAAAAATTTCTTGTTCGGAAGGCCACCTCTAAGTAATCAGCACCATGTAATCTTTTTAAATCCTCCTCTAGGAGCCCTGATGCTCTAGACATCAATTTCAAAATAACAGTTTGATTCCATAAGTCATCAAAGCCTGTGCCCATAGCTCGTAATTCAGCATCAATTTTTAAAATTTGTGTACCTGTCATTTGGGTGAAATCAAGTTTCACCTCATTTAAAAACGTCCCATCGAAATCGATAGGACGCTTAATAGGCACAATGATAATTTCTGGATTCTTGTTTTCAGTTTCATTTTCTCCAACTTGAACAAGTACCTCGTTTACAATTTCTTTTTCCTGATTTTGATTAAGTGTTTGTTCTTCAGCATTTTGCTTTTCGATTTTCATTATTAATCTCCCCTATCAATATCTTTTTTACATTCCTAATGCTGCACGTAATTTTTCCATGTAGTCAACTTCTCCCACACGGTAGATGTAATTTAATTTATCAATCTCAACCAACGTTTTTCCGTTGTACTCCATTTTTATATATAAAATCTCAATTTCTGATGATCCCTCATATGGAGAACCCTTTGCTGCTTTTCCTAGATCGTTATTTATTGGCAACCCACGCATAACAATACGGTTAACACTGAATTCATGCTCACCTTTAGCTCCATCATATTCTTGGTTCGCTAATCGGAAATCCAGCTTAATCGCCTTCGGTTTTAGGAATTCTAATAATTCATTATTAATCATTCGCCAGTTTATAGTGGCTTTCATCGATTCCAAGTGGCTAAAGTTGGGAGAATCATATTCCCCCATTACTCCGCCTCCACTTACAGTTTCTGTTTTTGGGTTAAATGATGGTAATTGTAAATCAGCTACTCCCTTTAATTCAGGGCTGCCATTCGCGTATGCTCTAAAATCATTTAATTTCTCAGGGATTTTTGACATTAAATTATGCCCCTTTCTTAGTTAAAAATAGTTTCATAGTATGACGTATCCACTTGTAAAATATTTTCGATTTCTTGCGCTGGTGTTGGCTCAGCAACAAAATATCGGAAAACCACTTTACCATTTAGTAATTGGTCATTTGGATTATCTTCTGCGCGGGCTTCTACTCTTCCACCAATAATTGCTCCATCACCTTGTAAACCATTCATCCACATGTTCATTTCGTCTACAATCTCATCAATCAAGCGTCTGCGGATTGGGCCATCTACTTTCTCCCAAGTTTTCAACACAATCGAGTTACCAATGAAATTATGCATTATACGTGTTGCGTGGAATTTGTCTTTCACGTCAGTTACATCTGGGTAAGCCGCTGTGTAATTTCCCCAGGTTACAAATCCATTCACGAAATTTAATGCTGTTACAATCCCTTGATCATTTAAAATCTCTGCCTGATTTGGTTCTAGTTCAACCTCTTCATATTTATTGCCTTTTTTGATAACAATTTTATCAATTGGAATAGGTTTATTTGATGCAGATTCATAGGGATAGTTGTTATTTATCAAGCAAACTTTTAAGACGTTACAAGCAAATAAAGTTGATAGGTGATACACCTTGTCCTTTCTCATACCCAGTGGCCAACAAACTGCTTCGTTTTTACCTGTGTAGCCATTGTCATTTTTCCATTCGAATACATCTGTGAACACTGCAGTTTGCGTTGTATCAACATCTGTTAGGGCTACTGATTTGAAGTACGTATTTATCGAAGTTGCTTTTGCTCTCATAACTGCAGCAACATCTGGATCTGATGAAAATTTAGGTGCAAGTAATAGACTAGGTACTGAACGTAAACGTGGAAATACTTTATTAACACATTCCAAGCCAGATGCTTTACCTGTTGCAACATCATACCCACCAATTAAATACTCTTTCGTAACAAGTGAAGGATCTAACATATCATATTCAGCTATCACAGATGTTTGAGCTGTTAAAAATGCAATCATTAATAGTCCATCTTCATTAAAAGTAGCAATATAATCTTCATCTTCTTTTAAAGTGGTACTATCCGCAATCAACTTTAACGATTTTTTTAGGATCCCTTCATTTTTCAACGTACCCTTTTGATTTTCAATCGTTACAGTTTCTTGTGTAATGCTCTTTTTGTGGACTGCAGGATCCAATACGTTTATAAAGACGAAAGGCCCCAAGCCATATTCCACAAATGCTGCGTCTGCTACTTCGCATAAATCATAGTTTTCCCAGTTTTTTGAGTAGCCAAGATTCTTTTTAAAATCAATTAAAGAGGTACATTTGATAGGTCTATTCACATTATCTATGCCCTCTGTTAAATTTATAGGTGCTGTACCGAACACAACAGGCACAATACTTGATACTACAGTTGGTGTACCGGGGCTTGTCGGCATCTCATACACGCGTGAGCCATGTGGCATATTACTTCACTCCCTTAAAATATTCGATTACTTTGTTATAAAACATTGATTCTACTGTACTCGAATCATTTAAACGCATTTGAACCGTAGTCAATTCTTGAATAGGCACAAACAATTGTTTAAATGCCGTACATTTTTCTAAATGTTCCTCTAAATTCTTAGGGTAGCCCCCTTTAAAAACAGAAAAACGTTGTACCCCTTTCACTGGTGGGCCAACGTAAATTAATTGTTCTTGCTGTTCTTTTGTCTTTTTAATAGCATCTCCTACCTTCTCTGGTGATGCATTTTCAGATACTTTAATAGTCATCTAACACACTCCTTTCCCAAACAACTTGTGGTAAATTGAACTGCACTTCCATAACACCATGCCACATAGGTTTTGGGTGATCCTCAAACAATGCCATGCTTATTGTTCCTGTTAAAGAGGCTGCTCCTATTGTTTGTTTTTTTCCTAATGCAATTTTTATCCTATTCATGACATTCAACGTGTCACGCCAACCATGCTGTTCATCTTTGCTGAAGGTGCCAATCACTACTCTAAGCGTAACTACATTTTCTTTATATTGAGTATCTTCTTCCCCTAAGTACCGCACAATCACATATGGAAAATCTTCTTGTTCTGTATCTGAATCATCTCTTCTTTTAGAAGGGTTCTTTTTGGGTGGCAAATACCCATCATATGCAGTTGGAGCTCTTTCAACATCTTCATCTTTGGTAGGTAATCTCATTTCTTTTAATGTCTCGTTTATAAAGCTAACAAGATCATCAATTAGAGTTGTATTTAACATCAAACCCCACCTTGTAATAATCGATTTAAGTCGTGGTTTAATCGTTCATTTAGAACAGTTTGACCACGTTCAGTAATATCTTCTATCAGTACATCTTTACCCATCATTTGTGCAATAGAAGGACCATATCTCCCTTGAATAGGAAAACGACTACTTCCCACACGGGTAAATACATTTACATGTCCATTTCCTGTCCTGGCAATGAATCCACTGTCTATTTTTTTTCGAGAACCTCGTTTTAAAACACGCGCTGTAACTTGACTACTTTTTGGTGAAGTAGGTCTTACATCGAATTTCATGATGGGTGTTACTGGTCCACTTGCTCTTATTTGAGCTGATAGATTATTGAGCGATGCTTTTCGAATTTTAATTCGTTTCTTGACATCCTCAGCTTTGACAATGTAATGCTTACGAATTGTTACACTAGTACGTGTTTTCACAGCTGTAGCAGAACGATTAATAGCACGCCACAATACCGTTTTCGCTTCTCGTGGGGTGTTTTCAAATAGCTGTTCGATTCTTTCGATATTTTCAAGTCGAATTTGGATCATTAAATCTACCCCCTAACTTTCGTTGGCTGACAGAACAATTTTAATAACCCCGTTTTGATCTTTTGCTTCTTCCACATAATAGCTTTCGCCATCTAAAACCAATTCACTATCGACTTTAGGGATATAGAAGTCACTACTTTTCACGTAAACAGTTTTGAAAATCTTAAACACTTCTTGGGCTACATTTAATTGATCACGTCCAAAGCCTTTTAAATCTTCTAAACTACTGTCTACAACGATTAAATCTAACTCCTGTCCCTCTAACTCATGTTTATCAGCCATCTCATCGACATTAAAAAAAACGTCCAAATCCTCCGTAATGAAGTCTTTAAACGTTTTATTCATTAGAATCATCCTCTAATAGCAAATCGGCTTTACCTTGTTTTATAATCGCCTCAATAATAGGCTCTTTCTTTGTCAATCCTGTTAAATCCACGCCTACTTCCTTAGCAACACGTTTTAGTTCTTCTGCGTTGTATAATTCATCCAATGCAGAACGTAATTCTTCAAATTCATCCGGTGGAATTATTTTTACATCTTCGGCCACTCGTTGCTTCTTCATTTCTTCCTCAGGAGAAATGACGTATTCAGCAGACTTTAACCGTACTAAGCGTTCCGCCTCCGATTCCTTTAAGCCATCGAGAATAGCACCTTTTTTGTATTCAACATTATTATGTCGAATAGTATGTTTTGCTCTTAACATAAATATCCCCCTTATAGAACTTTAGCTACAAACCAGCTATTTACTTCTTTTGGAATCGGTAAAGGTTTGGCACTTAATTGTAGGATTTTACTTGCTGGACGTTTCTCTGTCCAAGTATCAGGAACTCGCTTCGCTTCATAGGTTACCAAATCCTCATCTTTTGCAATAGTAACAGCAGCATATGCCATTGAAAAGTCAACTTCAGAAGATGCTAGCGCAATCGTGCCTCCTGGTACCATCGGTTTAACTTTATCATCTAAATCATCGTAATAAGTTGCTGAATACTCGTAGATTTTCCCTACACCTGCAATACTTCCAATATAGGTTGCTCCATTAGGAAGATTTTCAGGTTTGAACTCTCCAATGTTAACATTTCTAATATCCAACAGCTTTAAAATTTGCTGATCCTTTAAAAGTACATCTGTTACGTCTGGGGCTATAATGACAACATCGGTGTTAACAAAACCAGTAGCTTGTACTTTTCGAACCCAACGTTTCAAATCTGCATACTTATCTGAAGTTGAAACACTCCATAAATTAGCACCTGACAAAGTTTCACGATTTGTATGGTTAAATGAAATGACATGATCAACACCCTCACCTTTTACAGTAATTTCACCATCAAAAATAGCTTGGGCACACATAACTTCTTCACGTCGTGTAATCATAACGTCTAACTCTTTTAAATCTTTCACTAACTTCTCAGCTGCTCGTTCATCTGGAGTTCGACCAGAATATAAATTCTCACCCATTGAACGATTTTGAATATCTGCTGCAGTTGTAATTGTTGTTGGAGCAACTAAAGGAGGTTCAAATGTCTCTGTACGGTAGCCGCTATTTTCAACAACTTTTCCACCTATTTTTTCACTTACATATGGCGCAATCTTAGCACGACCTTTTTTAATATCTATATCTACTTTTTTTGTAGGAAATAGCTCATCGTCTTTAAATAATGTATCTTTTAAAAACGTTTGAACTGGAGGCATACGCTCCACGAATTTCAACATTGAACGAGTTTCAAATAAATTTACTGCCATTGATTATTCCTCCCCTTGTGGATCTGCAGGTACTGTATTTCGTAAAGTGATTCCAATATTACTCAAAGCTTTTTTGTAGGCTACATTATCAATACCATCCGGAAAAATGATTTTACGTGCATTAAATTCTCCACGTTTATAGCCTACCGCTGCCTTTGTTTCATCACTAGCCGTAGCTACTGCATCAGCCATAATGCCATAAACGTCTGTTGCAACACTATCTATTTTCATAGCAACTGCTTGTCCACTTGTATTAAGTGCAAATATTTGGCCTACTGAAAGCTCTTGATCTGGTGCTACAATGATAGGTTCTGTCACTACATTCGACTGGAATCCCGCAAGTAAGTTTTCAAATTCTAAAATTGGCATTTATTTCACTCCTGTTCCCATTACTTTATTAACTAATGCTTCAAGTTCATTTTCATTATTGTTTTTTGGAGCTTCTTCAGCTGCAATATTATTTAATTCAACTGCATCTTCAATACGGTTTTTCATTTGCACTTTGTTTTGTTCTTTTTGAGCATTCAAAATTTCCACTGCTGTTTCAGCTGCTGAAATACCAGTTTCGAATTTCGCCTTATTAACGATATTCTCCATACCTGGTTGAGCAAAGTTTTCAATATCCTGAATACGTTTACGCTCTTCAACAACAGCTTCTTTTTTGGCTGTATTACGAATTTGTTCTACTAATTCAGGATGCTTGTTTTGTAATTCTTGTAAGTCCATTTTTTGATCGTCTCCTTCTGCTTCCGGCTGTGTTACTGGACTGCCTGTCGAAACACTGTTTTTTACTACAATATTTGGATCTGTTGCACGTAAATTAAACATCTTGTCAATTACCGCTTTAGGTAATAACCCATTTGCACCCACGTCTGTTTGAGCTGATGCAACAATTTTCATTTCTTCTGCAAACATAATTTCATCAACAAAACCATTTTCCACAGCTTGTTGAGCATTCATCCACGTTTCGGCATCCATCATTTGTTTCAATTCTTCATCTGATTTTTTTGTTTTTTCTTTATATGTCTGCATAATTGCATCATTTGTTTGAATGAGAAGTTGTTTCATCGATTCCATTTCACGATAATCACCTTCTGCTATTACTGATGCATTGTGTATCATTAGCGCACCCACAGGAGCTATTACAACCTTTTTACTTGCCAATGCAATTATCGATGCAGCACTTGCACAAACACCTGATATTTCTGATACAGAGTTACCAGGGTATTTTTTTATATGCGTCCAAATTTCAGATGCTGCATACACCGAACCACCAGGACTATTAATATTGACAACTAGCTCTTTTTCCTGATTATTTATAGCCCTGTCAATTTGTTGCATAATACGCTTTGGACTTACTGCTGGTATTCCATACCAATCATAAATCCATTGTTCACCATCGGGTACAATAGCACCTCGAATATCAATCCTCGCCATCTTCTTTCACCTCCTTTTGTTGAAGAGCACTTTTCATAAGCTCTATATAGGTGGCATCTAAACCTGCATCTCTACGTGCTTTTTCCTCTCGAATACGCTGTGAATGATTGTTCCAATAGTTTGTGCCTGTAAGTTCGGCTGTTTCTTTTTCTCGTGTACTAAATCCGTTCTCCACTCTAATTACAGCAGCATTAACTTCTTTCAGCGGATCAAGTTGCCCTTGACTTGGACCATTCCACTCAGCGCCACAATAAGCTTTTCTAACAAGTGGATCATTCAAAAAACCAGGAGCATGTATACGACCAAGTAAAACAGCCTCAGTTAAAAACTCTTCATATACAGGCTGACAAAACTTAGTTGCAACGAATTTCCGTCTCATTCTAAACATTTTCCACGCTTCAATAAGTGCTGCTCGTGAGGCAGAATATGAACTTGTAAAATGTTTAAGTAACACTTCGTATGGTAGTTCTAATGCTGAACCCATCTGACGACAAACAGCCACAACAAAGGGATCAAAAGATGCATTATTTCGCGCTGGATTGGATGTACTCGCCTTTTCACCTTCCTCTAAAGCAATAATTGCACCTGCTCCTAACTCATAACTCAACTCATCGTCCTTATCTACTTGTTCTGATTCGTCAATGGCTTCACCAAAAACGGGACCAGTGTTACCTTCATCACCTTTCGTTTCAATAAAAACTGTGAACAAAGATGATACTAACGCTGCTGTTAATTCCGCTTCAGTATACCGATCCAATTGTTTCAGTGATTCAATAACAGGTGCTAAAATAGGAACACCTCTTCGTTGTTCTGGACGCTCTGATTCCATTAAATGCAATATGTTTTGTCTGTTCGATTTTTTTCCAAACTTCTCAACTCTCTGCCACTCTTTTTTACCTGTAGAAGTTGTTAACGGATGATGCTTAGAAATATGATAAGCAACTACTTCACCGTATTTACCAAGCTCTACACCATTTATAATGTTTGGATTGTTACCAGGTGGAGAAGAAGTGCGATCCGCTTCAATAAGCTGTACTCTCAAACTATATAAATGATGCCCATGGTGTCGGTATGGCAATAATACAAATACTTCACCTGACATTAAAAAAGATAAGAAGGACAACTGTTGTAATTCATAAAAATCATGCATTTGTAGAGCATCACATAATATTGATTCAGACCATAAAGCAAATTCTCGTTCTACAGTTGTCTCCCATACATCGGCTTCTTCCTCTGTCAAACCTAAAAATTCATGGTCTATTCGGGCATTTAACACCAATCCACCACCAACAACATTAGTACGTATATTTTTTAATGCCCCAGTTGCTAAAGGTGTATTCATGTACAAATCCCTAGAACGTTGGCGAAGAGTATCTAAATTTTCATCAATATCCTCTTTTGTACTACCGCCTTTAAACAGCCAACCAAGCATTGATTTCTTTCGCCTACTGGCACCACTGTTTGAGTAACCTGTATTCATAATATTTAATCTTTTCCGTGCCCCAACACGTTTTAGGGCTCTTTCAGGAGATACCATCGCTATAGCCTTGTCTACAAGATTCATGAATGTTACACCTCCTTACAAATCACGCGGCACTACTCTCATGACGCGTCTTTTACTACGACCACTTAATTTTTCCTCTGCTTGAAATAGTTCTTTTTTCCAAAACTTTATTTGTTCTCGAACTTGTGCCAAGTTAGCACGCTCTAATCGCCTGTTATCTATTGAATAACTTTGGCCATTTGCAATTGCTTCTTCTGCATCTAGCCACATTTGTAGTCGTTTATTTATCTCTTGAACAGAAAATGCCATATGCTACAAACCTTTCGAAATAGTTCTTCTTTTTTTTTACGCCTTACCGTTTGGGTATACACACTACCATTTAGTTTATGGTCCTTTAAATACTGCAAATCAGGGTTCAAAATTCTTAATGCTGCAGTGGCATAGTTCCTCAAATCTAATGGTTCATTCCTTATTCCGGATGTTCGTTTTACCCATTTTTGTTTGGGAACACCACCAACCCAAAGTGTTTTCTTATACTCTGATGTAAGACCAACAAAAAAGGCCTCATCATATCCCTTTTCAGCTTCTGTAGGGAAATGACAATAACCTGGTTTATCTTCAAATTCAATTTTCAAACGCGATGTAATTAAATCTTTTCCTTCATCAACACCAATTGAAAATAGATGCACGTTTTGGCGACCAACCTTAGAAGGTTTATTGATAAATGGAACACCGCTTCCGCCTCGGCCCTTTATTGCAAATACACGTCTATGCTCTCTTTCCTTACAGAAATCATATACTTCACTTGTATAATGCCCTCCGCTGTCCACACATGTAGCTGAAATCGATAACCTAGCACCATCATTACAAACCCATTCGTTTAACAAGAACGTATCCAGTTGGTCCCAAACCGTTTTCTGTCCTGGATCACCATAAAATATCTTATAAGATATACCCCAACTAGTTTCGCTGATTCCCCAACCTACTATTTCAACCTCCAAACGATCATCTTGGACATCGACTCCTGCAGTTAAGACCAAAACGCCCTCCGGAATATCACAATTATAAGGTTTTCGTCTCGCCACTAACCTCGCGTGATCCTGTTCGCTACTATGCTCTTCCCACGATTCCCCTAAAGTTGTGTTTTTCCAAGTTTTCAGCGTTTCCATACCTTTTCTTTTAGCTTCCTTAAACTCTGCAATAATCTTGGACCACTTTTCCCAAGGCGAAGCAAGTGCATTCAGATGAAAACCTCGTTTTAAAGCTTCAGGGTTCCTAGCAATCCATCGACCAGGGCGTGATTTCCATTCAACTTCCGTGTGTTCTGTTTTACATTCTACACACTCCATCGTAACTGTTTCAAACCTAATTTGTGGCCAGCTATACGGTTGAAAATATCCACAACTTGGGCACGCAACACACCATTGTTCTTTCGTGCTTTCTTCGTATTCCGCTTCAATTCTGGACGCTCCTTTGATAGTTGGCGTTGACACTGACACCCACTTGTTGTTCCAGAACGTTTTAGTTCTCTTTTGCGCAAGTGCTAACGGATCTCCCTCTGCTCCTGCAGACGGTGGAAATCTATCTACCTCATCAGCCAGTACTATTCGAACTGGACGTGAAGCTAAACTTGCAGGCGAATTTGCTCCTACAAGCGTTAAATGACCACCTGCAAACTTCTTTTGAAGAAGTGTATTGTTACCATCTTTTGCTTTAGGACTGTTAACTTTCTTAGACAAAGCTGGCGTATCACGTATCATCGATGCTATACGATCTTTTGAATAAGCTTCGGCCATTTCAAGTGTCGGCTGCATTAATAGCATTGGTGCTGGATCATAATCAATATGATAGCCAATAATATTATTAATGATTTCCGACTTTCCAACCTGGGCAGAGGACATTACAACAATTTGATCCACATCAGGATCATTTACAGCATCCATTATTTCACGTTGATAAGGTGCACGATCTGTATTCCATCGACCATGTTCTGCAGAGGCTTCTTTAGACAACACCCTATGTTTATCTGCCCATTGTGATACGGTTAATTTAGGTGGTGGTGCTACCAAGCTTGCTATCTTATTGAACAGGTTCATCGTTTGTTTCCGAACCATCATCATCACCTACCATTTCTACTTCTACATCATCCTCAATGAAATATTGCGTTGGATTATACTTAGCCAACTCTGACAAAGCTTCATGTATATCCCTTTCCAAAATGGCTTCAATCAATTTAGGATCATTTTTATTGACCAACTGTAATGCTACCTTGGATGGGAGAGACAACATCTTCGAACGAAATGCCATCACCATATGATTCTGAACCTTCTCCACCTCATCAGCTTTGTGCATTTCTTTTTTTATATGAGCTAGTTCAATCTCTGCCTTTTCTCGTTTCGCCTTTTCATGTAGCCATTTCTCATAGTCTAGTGATTCCATTACCTTACTTTCATCTATCCCATCAAAGGACATTTTAAGAAAAGTAATATATCGGCTCACTGTGTCTATAAGATCATAACGACCATGCGTAACACGAGAAATGACACCTTCCTCAACCAAGTAACGAACATTACGTTCTGTCATATTGAACATTTTGGCAATCGACTTGGTATTTACGACTGTTTTTTCATCCAGCTTCGTTTTTGCTGTTTCACTCAAATTCTCACCTCCTTTTCTGAAAGGATGGAAGGAACGCTTATTTCCCCCATATATCTAGACTGTTTTTGGGGCTCGCGAGACCCGCAGGCTTTCTATATATCGCCAGGAGAACCTAAAAAAATAAAAAAGCGATACAGAACGTGTCTGCATCACTCTTGTTTGTACGGTTTAATTGGTTCACTAATCATTGATAAAAACGAAGGTGCACCATTCACAGCTTTTACTAATCTCGCAAGTGTTGATAGCTCATCATGTGTTGCCATCACTGGATCTAATACCTTAACTCTTCTAGTGATGAGGTCTGCAACAGCCTCGTTCATTTTATCTACTTTACTTTGTTCCAACGTGAGTATTCCCCCTTATATTTGTATTGTTACTGTCCTTATCCATGTACTGCATACTAACATACTAGCACAGCTAAAATTAGAATCTCTGCCAATAGTCTGCCAAAATCCTGCCATGTTTGTGACATCCAACATTCTTTCCTAAAGGCAATACAAGCCATTTACAGCCTTTTTCTTATATTCCTCACATTAACATAACATATATTCTGTTAAGCTCCTGTAGCCCCTTTAAACGCAATCACAGCATGGCTTCATCGCAACTTCCTTTTATGAGCTTTACATGGTTATATTGAAGCAATGTCTTTCGTCTTCTAATGTATTGAATAGTGACAAATCTTTTCATCTTTCCGTTATTGGGCAAAATAAAAAGCAATCCATTTTTCATAGATTGCTCTCATCGTTTGTAGCGTAATTTTCTACGCGCATTATCCTTGGCCTCCTGGTTAACCCCTATGTAGCGTAATGTTATGTATTCAGAACTATGTCCGAATATATCTTGTAATAACGCTACATCTTTGGAATCCATGTAAATATGATAGCCGAATGTCTTTCGTAAAGTATGCGTACCGATTTCACTTAATCCACAAGCAAAGGCTGCCTCTCTTAGAATGTCATATGCTCTTACCCGTGTGATCGGTTTATTCTTCCCTTGCCTTGATTTGAATAGATACTCATCATCCTTTAATTCTTGGCCATAGGCACTGATCATTTTTTTCAGTTCAGGTACAAGAACAATTCGCGTTTTACTCATTACTTTTTTATTTTTCTTCCTAGTCTTTTTGGTTTTCATTTCGGTGATATAAAAGACATCTTTATTGTATACATCATTCTTCTTCACGCGTAGTATGTCGCTAATCCGTAGCCCTGTATAAATACCAAAACAAAATAATAATTCATCTCGTTTATTCTTACTGGCCAGATATTCTTGCACGTCTACTACTTTATCTATGTCGCGTATCGGTTGTACAAAATTCATGGCCCCACCACCTCATGCGCTTGATACACTATTTTCCCCAATGCTAGCGCCAGTTTATACAGGGCCTGTGTTCGCACACGGTAAAACTTGCGTTCTGATACACTTAACTCCAAGCATATTTCATAATTGTACATAGGCTCTATATCTAAATACGCTAATGTGATGAGTTTCCGTTCCATCACCGTTAGTTTGCTTAACCCACAATTAAACCAGGTGAAAAAGCGTTCACACTCTCGGAAGTGATCAACACTTATAATGGCTGCTGTTTCGACACTGGATTGTTTGATGTTCGAGAATGTTGGCATTTCAAGCGTGTATTTAGCGGTAATCGCTGGCATAAATTCGTCCGGTGTTGTTAACGAGAATGTTCGGTACTGTCTGAGCGTGGCTTCTATTGCTTGTTGAGTTGCTTGTCCGTCAATGTTTTGTAAAAGATCTTTCATAGGTTGTGGCCACCCTTTCATTTATGCTATCGAATGATTTTGTTTACTCGATTTCTTGGCTTTCGATTGAATACCTGGTGAACAATACGTGGACGCTTCAAACACAATTTATGAATTTGTTTCATTACTTGTCTGCGTGGCTCTATACTTTCTAGGGCTGTAGCTACTTCTTCAGCTGTCATAGAGGTAAAAATCCCTACATTTCCTGCAAACATCATCATAGCTTCCTGTAACTGTTCTACACTTGCACCCCAAGCTTCAGCAATTTGCATTAATGCAGCTGCTACTCTTTCAGCATGCATTGCTGTTTCTTGTCCAAAAACAATTGCTGTATCCTTCATGCCTTTGTCTAATTCAATCATTGTTTATCCCTCTCCCCTCAATTAAAAAAGCAACAAACACAATGCCAAATTTTGCACTGTTGTTTGTTGCCCGTCGGTTCTTCCGTAAGGACCATTATTTAGTTCTTTTAATCCGTATACGCTGTGTTCTTTCTACATCTAGCACTTGTTCATTTTTCCAATAAATCACGTCTTGACCATGTGTTTTCGGTTCAAGTTTAGTTATTTCACCTTCTTGTACAATATAGACGCCATCTTCCATTTTTTCATTCATAAATACTCCCCATTTCTCTTACAACTTCTCTAAATTCATTTTCTGTCATATTGTTGGGTACAAATCTATCAATAACTTCCGAAAACGGTTTTAGATGATTCACCAATATATTAAAAGCTTCTTCTTTATTTCTAACTGTTCCAGTAACATTATTTATATATTCATCTTCTGTCATATTCCAATGCGTAGGACAATAGAATTGAAGAAAACCGACAAAACAAGCCGTTTGGTTGTTTTGAAATAAATGCTCCCAAAAGATCACCTCAATTATGCTGATAGATATGATATACTTAAAAAGTATAGTTTGGTTGAGTAGTAGGTGACTGCTACTCTTTTTTATGCTTTCTAAAAGCTACCCTAATTCCTCATATTGGGTAGTAAGCTAACGATTCTTTGCTCGCATCTCTGCACGTCGCACTTTATGAACTCCCCAGTATTCTTCGCGATAAGATTCCTTCATACGATATTTCAGTTTTTTATCCTCTGTGAAAATTTCTAACCAATCTTCATTCCATTTGGCTCTTAACGTTGCCATTGTTGACGGTTTAGGGTTAGCGTAATGAGTTTGTACTTTATCCAACAGCTCATCAATAGTCACCCCTGTACGGTGAAAATATAAGCACTCTTTTATTTTTTCAATTGTGAGCTTATATTCCGTTATTGTTTCCCCACCCTTAGAACCACCGATATTCACTAAATGAATTTCATCATTGATACGATCAGCAATGTGGAAATACTTTGAACGTCGCTGTCTCTTTCCCCAATGAACTATTTTCACACCGTTAGTTTCTGTTATGGTTCTTGGATTTGCATTATAATACATTAACCCGATACCTAATCCTTTTATCCAATCCAATACAAATTTTCGATGTTGACTTTTAGGCTCTGGTACAAGAATAAATACATAATCGACTAGACATTTGCGACTTATTGCCTGTTCTATCACTTTGAAATTTAGCGAAGTTTTCATTTCTACTCCAATAAAAACATTTCCATGTTTACCTACGGCATCTATATCGTTGACCTCAGCATATACTTGCTGACATCCCATTTCTTGGCGCAAGAACATCTTTAACGGTTCAAATAAATCGGATTCTTTCACATGCTCAACCCCTTTCGATTCTAAACAAAATCTTTCATGAAACTAATTACTATCCGCTTCGGACACCGTTGCAATTAGCTGAATTTACAAGTATCAATTCCGTTATACAAACCTAAGTTCTCACAACCTTCATCTAAAGCCCAATGTCCCTCGTCTTGGTCAAATCTATAACAAATGATTTCTCCATCTTCATTGATTACAGGAGCAGTCCATGTGTCATAACAAGGTCTTTCAGGGTTCCAGTAAGTCATTACTTCCCCTAAATGGGGGTGATGGATTTTGCCCCATTCAGCCCCATTCGACCATTTCAATTCCTTCCCGACTTCTGCTGTAGCATAATGTACCGTTTTACAATTACACTCCTTTTCATGCCAGGTATCTTTCTCTGAAAAAAGTTCTTCATTTTCTTTACAAAGATAAATTTTCACTTTTTCAATACCCATCATCAATGCCCCTTCCCATATCTTTAGGCTTCGGAATATTTTTAGGTTCGCCATATTTCTTCATTACTTCCTCGCGTGTTAAACCATGTTCAATTCGACAGTGGGCTGCAGTAATTACGTTACCAATATGGTTACAACCCTCAACAGGACACTTGATATATCCGCCATGTGTAGAACTCCAGTAAAGACCTGTCATTATGACACCTCTCCTTCTAAAGTAGCCCGCATCTTATCCATCAATTTATGAACAGCGTTGGTATACTTGGTCTTAGTTTCGCTATCTCCAATCCCATCAAGTGAACGCAACGTTAAATCAAATTCGTTCACTAATGACTCAAAACGCATTTTGAATTTTATCTCTGCAGGATCCATTGACTCATTCATTTTGCTACGAAGTTGGTCTAGCTCTTTTTGTACTGATTCAGGAATTACCTCCACAGTTGCCGCTTCAATAGGTCTTGTTTTTAGGTGTTCTTCTAGTTTTTTCGCCCTCGATTCAGCAACAGCCAACTCTTGCGTTAACCTATTAATCTCTTTTTCGGAAACATCATTCTCAACAGATTGTTCTCGAGCATTTTCTAACTGTTTTTTAAGGTCCTGAATATCCTTTTCTAATAAACTCTTTGCTTTTGTGGCATCCACTTCACGCTTGGCCATTTCCTTTTCAAGTTTCTGTTTCTCCTTAATAATTTTTTGAAGCTCTCTTGTAGACATTTCGTCAACATCATTTTCTTGTAAAAATGCTTCTCGATCTTCAGAATCAATACCTAATAAAGCCACCGCTTTTGAATAACTCAAATTCCCAAACGCTTGGGAATTTGAACTATACTCCATATGAATTTGCATTAAGTTATTTGCTGTTGATTGACTGTACTCTACGTTCTCTTTTAACCAATTGCCCCACTCGCCATGAGGTAATTGCTCTTTTGCCTCAATCAGTCTCTTTCCTATTTCAGCCGATGCCTGTAACATCATTGTTTGTGTTTGAAATTTAATCGCATTTATCTCAGCTGCAATAACATCAGTGGATCGTTCTGTAATTAATTGTGTCATACTGCTTTCCTCGCTTTCTTAGTGAGCTTTTGCTTTTTAAATTCGTCAATAAATGTTTGTACATCTTCTGTTGCAGGTTTATTCTTGATTCCACGCACCTGCAATACTTTCTCATTTTTAACTTCTACTGTGTAAAACGATTCATCAGGTTCTTTGATATTGCGAACGAACAATATTGTTGTCTGGCCATCTGCGTGTCGTTCCGCATATCCTCCAACACAATGTGATAATTTATTGCCCTCATCGATAATTTCTTTAGGTGTATACGGAACTACTATTTTCAACTGACCAAGTTCAAACTCGTAATGTTTAATTTTTTCATATCTTTCTTTCGCCTTTTTACGCATTAGCTCATCTTCATAGTGTTTCACACGTTTGATTGTTTCTTCATGGGCCTTACGTAAGTTTTTTGGGAAAATGATTGCCTCATCTATATGAATCTTTAACTTTTGGCAATCATTTAAATAGTCACTCCAGGTAATCAATACTTGATGGCGCCTAATGAAATGTTTCTCATCCTTTTCAAATTGCTTATTTGCGTAATTAAACAGTCGGTGAAGAGAAGTGAACCGTCTAATAAACTTAAATGTTTTCAAGTCATCTTTTACACTGAAGATTTGCATATTTTTTTGAAGTTCATCTATATTCATTTTCGATTTTTCTTTACGCCATTGCTGAACTACCCAGGCATTAAAAAGAAAATCTCCTACGTAATACACTGAACTTACAAAGTTTTTCTCTCTTAACATTTGGAGATCTTGCTTTGACATCTTGAAAATGTGATGCAGTTTTGATTTCGACCAATTTACTGCGCTATAAGTTTTATAACCGTATATTTTTGCTTTTACGAAACTATCTAAACCAGCTTTAGTTAGAATTTCCACACTCGGATATTTAGCTACAAGTGGCAGGTATTTTAATACATCTTCATAATCGTATCTTTGCCATCCGCTGTATTGGAATGGCGTTCCGGATATACCATCCTCAAAGGTTCCATGCATGATATTTCTGGACATAAACGATCTATTTTGTAAGAAACTTGGTGTACTAAATCCGCTTTCCGTCCACCATCGACAACCGGAACCACCCTCAATTTTTTGGCACACTTTGCGGTCATAGTCGAACACATACCGCGCAACAGCTGCATACTCTGTACTCACATTTTCGAAACTCTCTCTATAATCCCTGGAAGCATATAGCCATTCCACTGTTACTACAGATGGATTTAATACAGATTTTTGGCAATGTAATATACAAGCTGTGTCGATTAAAGCCTTTCTCCCAAGCCAAGCTTTTTTGTACCTACATTTCGAAAAACATGCAGGGCATTCCCCCTTGCCGTTTTGTTTGATTGGATTCTCAATAGGGAAAGTATTTCGACAATGTGTACAGTAGCCTGTCCGGTTCTTTCCGCTACTAACAAAAATATACCTGCTTAATAACAACGCCTTTTCATCTGCTTCAAACTGCACATGTTCAGGTACTTCGGCCGGAAAATGCGCAAGTAATGATTTAATAAATTCTTCATTGTTTTCCATGGATGTCACCCCTTATAAAAATTCATCCAGTGATGCTTCAAACCGCTGTGCAGGTCTTGAAGTAGCAACTGATTCTTTTGGTGTATGATTTGAAGTACTTTTATCAGTTGCCACGCTACCTGTTGGTTTAATACCAAAGTATTTAAGTACAATGTGAAAACCTTGCTCACTTGTTAATACTCCACAATTATTCACTTGCACCTTTTGAGCTTCATTACGCACTTCCTTCATACTGCCAATAATTGTTTTACCTTCAGCCAAAAACTTTTCAGCAGAAGATGGATTGTCCTCCAAAAAATCCATTAGAAAATTCCCCACTGCCGCTACGTATGGATTCACTCTTTCCACTCTAAGTTCTGCACTTAATTTCGCCATCGCTTGTTCAACCATTTTTAACTCCTCCTGTTCCTTCTTCTGGTAATCCGCTTCAAAAATATTCATTTGCCCTTCCTGAATCATTTCAATGTGATGATCCTTCTTCTCCATCCTTATCTCCTCCGCTATTTACTTTTCTTTTGACAGACCTATCAATCCGCTTCATTTGCACATATAAATATGCACCACTTACGTAATCAGAAAATGACACATTCATTTGTTTGAATTGATAATTTTTATACATTTTTTCAAAGATTTCTTGCGCTCCAATTTCTTCTGTTGCAATTTTAGCAGCGCGTCTACGAGTTAATTTCGTGTCTGATACCGTCACTTTAGTATGCTTATCTAAATTGCGCGAAGGTGTATATCCTTTTCTTGTCTTTTCTCCCTTTTCTTTAACTAGGTACTCCCCTAGCTTTTTAAAACCTAAATCATCATCTACTAAACGTTCTGATCTAGCTCGCCCACTATTCCATAGTTCTTCGGCTACTTCTCTATCTGGAAAGTTTGTGACCATATGATGATGCGCTCGGACTTTTTGGCCGTTTCGTGTATGTTCTGTTGTGTATAAATATTTCAATTCAAAATCTGCATACTTCTCCTGTTTCTTCAGCCAATACTTCATACGCTTTATTAGATTTGACATATCTTTTTTGGCTTGCTCATAGTCTTTAGGTACATGCTTGTCCGAATACGTGTATGTCATGTATAAATCGTGAAATGGCCGAAAATTTGTATTCAGTAATCTCACTACATGTTTTTGTCTGTTTTTTTCATTTAACTTTTCTTGTGCCTTACTACTGTTTTTATCCGTTTTTACACGTTTCTTTTGAGGTATCTCCCAATACGGGTATGCCTCCACCTCTAAAACTGATCCACACCAAATACTTTTCACACGGTATCCCGCAATAGCCCTATCTAGTAAGCTATCTTCATGCATTTTTGTTAATTCTGTCTCAACAAATGCATCTTCATATGCTGCTAAAACATGTTTGACCTTATGCTGTTTATTCTTCATGGCTACTCTCTCCCGATGTATTAGTAATCTAGTATCCTTGTTATTTTTTGGATTTCGTCATAAATCTAATATCCATTACAAGGACGCTAATTGACTGTTTGCCATGAAAGTTGCTATACTAGCAGTAAGGTGTTTGGCAATAGTCAAATAAAGCCGTACCCTTCATAAGTACGGCAAAGGTTTTAAGTTTACTAACTATGTCCAGTAGTTAGTAATTGAAATCAGTTAATTTACAGGTTTTACATGCTGTTTAATCGCTCCAACGATTAAGCAGTTTTTTTATGCCTTTAATTAGGTTTTGCATCATAGCTCACCACATCTGCCGATTTACCTTGTTTGCGTAAATGACTAGCAATCTCAAACATTTTATTTCTTCGATGTGTTATAACCTGCATTTCTAACCGTTGGATATACTCAACTCTTTTTGTCAGAGCATTGATCCGTTCCTTTGCTAAATCAAAGTGGCCTTTGTGAAAATGGTAATTAATAGCTGTCATCAAGTCCTTACAGCAAGCATTTTCTTTTGCTAACTCCAGCTCCAGAACTTCAAATCCACCTATTATTTTCTTATTCACAAAATCCACAAACACTAGATTTTTCAATGCATGTCCATAAGCATGTTGTAATTGTTCTAACATTCTTGTCCCTCCAATACTTTCTTTGGCGGAACAGGTGAAACCATACATCCTATATTTAAAGGTTTCATATTTTTAATCGCTTCTTTCAACTGTTCCTCACTGTAAATTCCGTATTTTTCTAATGCCTTTTTGATTTTTTCTAGTCGAGTGTTCTCTATAACTTTCATTTTTTACCTCCTGAAAATGATTTGACGTTGCTACCGTCTTATAAGCTATAAATTCTATTTATTTACACCGTCATTGGCTCGGTATAACAGCGCATTAATTTTTATGTATGATGAATCACATCAAGCAGCTTGTAAAAAATGATAAAGACTACTAATTAAGCTTTCTTTTACAAGCTGTTTGACATGAGCGAGTTATGTACTCGCAAATGCCTTTTGCTTTTGTACATTTTTTCAATAGATTGCCCTCTAGGAAACTACGAAACTTTATCTGGTTTTTTTAAACTATGTTCTAGCATCATTCCTGTCATGACACCTTCTGTCATGGTTAACTGATTTTCATTCAGTTGGAGCATTAGTTGAAACACACGTTTCATTGCCTCTTCTTTTTTGCTATCTTTTATTTTTTTCATATAAATCTCTCCTTTCTTAATCTTCTTCATCATTTTAGAAGATTCACCAAACATTTCTGTGTCTATAAACACAATATAACATCTATATTTTTGTTTGTAAACACAAAATATTTTAAAAGTGTGCTTGTTGACACAAACATAATAAGGTAAACTAGTCTCAATGGTTAGAATGAAAGGGGTGTTAAAATGATTAGTGAAAGAATTAAAATAGTAAGGAAGTATACCAAACTTTCACAAGAGGATTTCGGTAGTAGACTCTCAGTTACCAGAAATGTTATAGCTTCTTACGAGTTAGCTAGAGTTGAACCAACAGAGCTTTTTATTAAGCATTTATGTAGAGAATTTAATGTAAATGAAGAGTGGCTTCGTTCAGGTGAAGGGATTATGTTTTTAGAACCTACAGTTGACGACCAATTTGCAGAGATACTTGCGGAAGCTACCTTAAATGGAAATGAAAAAATTAAAGAACTGATTATTATGGCAAATAAATTAAACGAGAACCAATTACAAGCTTTTTTAAGATTTTTGGAAACCATGGTTGAAGAAAAATAGCAGAGTTTTATAGATTACTGAGGCTAAAATCTAGGAGAAAATTAATTGAATCAGAGAATTAGAGAACTAAGGACATCTCTTAATTTAAACCAAGAGGTATTTGGTAAAAGGTTAGGAATAACTAAAACCGCTGTTAGTAAAATGGAATTAAATACTTATAGTATTACTGAAACCATGTATAAATTGATCTGCATCGAATTCAATGTAAATGAAGAATGGCTTCGTTCTGGAAAAGGTGATATGTTTTATCAAAAATCATATGAAGATGAGTTACATGAATCGTTAGGAAATTTATTAGTAACTGGTACTGAACAAACATTGAATATACTTAAAGAAATCTCAAAATTAGAAGATCATGAATCCGAACTAATTCTCCAATTATTAAAAACTATTAATAAAAACAAATAAAAGCAACTCAATCGTGAGTTGCTTTTTTTACAAACTTATCTGATAAATTATTTAATAGCCCTAATGCTTTTTCATTGTCAATTTGTAATACCTTTTCGATGATGTCAGAATGTTCCTTCATTTTATTCCCCTGATAATTCTCTGTCATTATTATAAATCTTTGTCGTAACTCATCTTTTACCGGCATACAATCACCTCTATTGTTATTTTGCTTAATTCCTACCACTTATGTACAACAGTCATTTTCTCTCTATGCTTTTTAACCACCTTTTACTTCATTATACAAGAACATACGTTCTTATCCAATCATAAATTATGTATCTAAAAACATTCAATAATGACAATATTCGACATTATTGGATTAATAATATTTTATATCCAAATACCTAAAATTCCTAATCCTTTTGTACGACTACCTTCGACATATGAAGAAATATTTTCCTCAATATACATTTCCTCCGTTTAAGATATACTGATTCATGTCGTATTTTGTAGTTTTTTGACACAATGTAATTACTGTCATTTTTCCTCTTTTTCAAAGATTTTCTATTTTTTAATATAAATAAGGATTTAACCACAATACTATTGAAATCTTGTTCATTCCATGATTAATATACTATATGAAAGAGCTTACTAGTTTTCTTGCTCTTGTCTTTAAATGAAAGGAGCTATGTCATTGAAAAAGGCAGCATTATATGTACGGGTAAGTACATTGCATCAAATTGATAAAGACTCTTTACCCTTCCAGCGACAAGAGTTAGAGAATTATGCTAAATACGCTTTGAATATTGAAGAAGTGGTAATTTTCGAAGATGCAGGATATTCAGCAAAAAATACTGATCGTCCCAAATATCAAGAAATGATGAAGCGTATAAGAAGTGGAGAATTTACACACTTACTCGTATGGAAGATTGATAGAATATCACGGAACCTCAAAGATTTTTCGGAAATGTATGAGGAATTGAAAGATTGCAAAGTTACTTTCGTTTCAAAAAACGAACAATTTGATACATCAACAGCAATGGGCGAAGCTATGTTAAAAATCATCCTCGTTTTTGCTGAATTAGAAAGGAAACTGACTGCTGAACGCGTATTTTCAATTATGTTATCGCGTGCCGAAAAAGGACTGTGGAATGGAGCAACAGTCCCCTTTGGATATGTATGGTCAGAGGAAGAAAAGTTTCCAGTTATTGATCCTGATGAATCAAAAATTATTCAATATATATATAATTCATACGAATCATTACGGTCCACATTAAAAGTTGCATACCGTTTGCACGAGGAAAAAATAGCTACAAAACGTAATGGTCAGTGGACAGCCAAGACTGTCCGCGACATTTTACGCAACCCTTTCTATATCGGTACATACCGCTATAACATGCGGGAAAGTGGAGGTAGCAGAAGGCTTAAAAACAAAGAAGAATGGGTTGTAGTTGAAAATAACCACCCTGGCATTATTGAAAAGGAACAATTCGAGCGCGTAAACAAATTGCTATCTGACAATTATAGAGGATTAACTGATGTCCAACGTGCAGATATTCATAAACATATTTTTTCTAAGATGTTGTATTGCGGAAAATGTAACTCACTACTTACCGCTGGATTAGATGCAGCTCGTAAAGATGGCTATCGTCCCTCTCGTTATACATGCGTTACATCAGGCGGTGCAAAACGATGCAGCAATTACGTTAGTGACATAATTATTGGACCATTTATTTTTAACTATGTCTCTAACTTAATTAGACTACAAGAACGCATAACACCTAAACACTCTTTACGAGACATGGAAAGAGCCCTACTACGTGGTAATTCTTTTATTGATGTAGTTGGTGTCGATAATGAATCTTTGAAAGAAACCCACTTCGCCCTAACTGGAAATATGTCTGGACAAGAATACTCGCTCAATACTAAAGATGAGATTGAAATACCTAATATTGAAATTGAACGTTTGCAAAGAGAAAAAACTAAATTTGTAAGAGCACTCAAACGCTTAGAGGATTTATACTATTTCGGTGAAGAAGAAGATGCTATTAGCCAAAAGGAATATATTTTTAAGAAACGTGATCTTCAAGAACGATTAGAAGAACTTGATGATGAAATCAATATATTGAAACAAAAAAACGATGATAAAACCAGCGATGTATTCATCGACTACGCTCAACACTTTTTAATAACTAAAGAAATGCAGCAAGCCCGACAAGTTGATTACCGCGAATTATCCAAAATAGTAGGTCGAGAAGCCTTATCAGATTTTATGCAAACGATCATTGATAATATTGTTGTTATTGATAAACGTGTCCAATCCATTACTTTTAAAAATGGTATTACCCATACATTTGCGTATAAATCACTTTTGCAAAGCAAATCTTCTGCACCAACTAAAAAACAATACAAAAATTACGAAGGTCCTGTAATAGAATATCTCAAAGAAAACGGACCCGCTTCACGTTCGGATTTGCAAAAGGCTACTAACATAACTCGTGATGGTATCTTCACTTTACTAAGTGAACTAATTGAACGTGAGATTATTGTAAAGACAGGACAATCTACAGCTACACGTTATCATTATAACGATAAACAGAATAATTAGATTGATTATATAAATAGCAATGAGAAGGACAGAATAATAAATTCTGTCCTTCTTTTTTGTTGTTTTTTAATCTTCGGGACGAGTTTAAAGGTTCTTTAATGTATTGATTTTAAACAGTTTATGTTATCATAATTCAAGTATCGAATATACTCAAAAGCTATTTAGCACAGGTACAAAGTGCAATTGAAAGGATGAATTAAATCATGAGTTACGAGCTTACGAAAACCGTATCTCTATATACGTTAGGTTGTAAAGTGAACCACTACGAAACAGAAGCCATTTGGCAACTATTTAAAGATGAAGGCTATGATCGCACTGAATTTGATCAGCAGGCGGATGTTTATGTCATTAATACATGTACAGTTACTAACACTGGGGATAAGAAGTCACGTCAGGTGATTCGTCGAGCAATCCGCCAAAACCCAGATGCAGTTATATGTGTAACAGGCTGCTATGCACAAACTTCGCCAGCAGAAATTATGGCGATTCCTGGAGTCGATATTGTTGTTGGTACGCAGGACCGTACAAAATTACTTGGTTATATTGACCAATATCGTGCTGAGCGTCAGCCAATAAATGCTGTACGTAATATTATGAAAAATCGTGTGTATGAGGAGTTAGATGTACCTGCATTTACAGACCGCACACGTGCTTCCTTAAAAATACAAGAGGGCTGTAATAACTTCTGTACGTTTTGTATTATTCCGTGGGCACGCGGCTTAATGCGTTCTCGCGATCCACAAGAAGTATTACATCAAGCACAGCAATTAGTAGATGCAGGCTATCTTGAAATAGTCCTGACAGGTATTCATACTGGTGGCTATGGACAAGATTTAAAGGATTATAACCTTGCCCAATTATTACGTGATTTAGAAGCCAATGTTACAGGATTAAAGCGTCTCCGTATTTCGTCCATTGAAGCTAGCCAATTGACTGATGAAGTCATTGACGTATTACGTGAATCTAAAATTGTCGTAAATCACTTACACATTCCTATTCAATCTGGATCGGATACTGTGTTAAAACGTATGCGTCGTAAATATACTATGGAATTTTTCGGCGAACGTTTAACAAAATTACATGAGGCTTTACCTGATTTAGCTGTCACGTCTGATGTAATTGTCGGTTTCCCTGGTGAGACTGAAGAAGAATTTATGGATACGTACAACTTTATTCGTGATCATAAATTCTCCGAATTACATGTTTTCCCATTCTCTCCACGTACAGGAACTCCTGCTGCACGTATGGAGGATCAAATTGATGAAGACATTAAAAATGAGCGTGTACACCGACTCATCTCACTAAATGATCAGCTAGCTAAAGAGTATGCTTCTCGCTTTGAAGATCAGGTGTTAGAAGTTATTCCCGAAGAATTTGTTCATGATGGTAGTGAAGAGGAAGGCCTTTTAACGGGCTATACAGATAATTACTTAAAAGTAGTGTTTGAGGGTCCTGAAAGTCTCATCGGACAGCTTGTAAAGGTGAAAATTACACAAGCAGGCTACCCACATTCACAAGGACAATTTGTACGTGTTTTAGAGACAGTTAAATAA